TCCCCCAGCATTATCATTCTCATTAAAATTGTATACTTTAAATATTTTATTAGGTATTACATTACTCACTACCAAATTATTATCTTCCATATACTGCATAAAAGCTTTATTATTCTCATTTAAATCTGAACCAGTAAAATTATTATTACTTACAAACATCTGTAACTTTTTTAAACACTCTTCTGCAAATTTACTCAAATCTTCCGACTCCCCCAATTTTTTTGCTTCTATCTTACAAACTGGAAATTTTACAGTTTTATATTTACCTTGTTTACTAAAATTACTACCTGTTGCTGTTGTTTCAATTAACTTACACTCAAAAGCAAATGCTAATCTATTACTACCATTTTTAAATTTCGAGCCAAACATATTTGTTATTTTGTCATCAAATGTCATATTTTTATCCTGATTTTTAAATGTATAATCTTCTGAGCCATCCGCATTAATAAATCCAAAATAATTACTATCTTTCCAAATAATACTCTCTTGATTTAGCTTATTTGCTATATCAAGTGCTGTGTTTTTTGGTATATTATATATTATATAGCTATCCTCAATACCCTGTTCTCCATTTTCATAAGTATAAGTACCCTCCAATTGATTATATCCAACATTTTTAAACTGTTTTTGTGCTTTACTTATTTCTGACTTTAATTCATTACTTCTATTTTGCTTAGTATCTTTATCTTGACTTCCTATAATTGCAAATGTATCTTTATCTTTGGTATGTTGATATAGTCTTGATAAATTTTGGGTTTCCTCTTTTTTATCCATTTTATTATATAAATAATAATTAGCTCCAATTTTTTGTAAATCTACTATTTTATTCCCTGTATTTTCTGTGGTATCATAAATTTTACCACCTATAATTAAATCATATACAACTTTATCATCATTTTTCATTGAAAATCTTTTTAAACTGGTATTTCTACTAACTATTTTTATATCCATTGGTACATCTAGTTTATATTTAACATTACCGGTATTTATTTTTTCCCATTTATTATTTATTGCATCAATGTCAGATTTTGTAATTCCTTCTTGAACTTTAGTTGAATTACTTAACTTAACACTATATTTATTTGTTTGTGGGTCATATTTTATATCATCTATTTCCGGTCTATTTAATAACATTGTTTTAAATTCTGCTGTAGCTTCTTTCGTTATACCTAATTCATCTAACTTAAATTCATAATAACCATCTTCTTTTTCTTCTTTAGCCTTTTTTAAAAAATCATCAAATGCATTTTCTGCTGTATAGAATTTAGACATTGCTTCTGTTTTTATATCATTAACTATTAGTGCTTTTAATCTATTAATTAAGTCTTTAACTGATTTAGCATCATCTGTATTATCTTCTACGTTTGCTTCCTCTAAATCATCAATTATAATCTGTATTTGAGATTTATCTCCCGTTTCTAGCATACCTAATAAATCATTATAGACTTCTTCTTCATTACCTTGTATTTCATCAAACCAAGTTCCCATATCACTACCATACCAGTCCATAATATCTTTAGCTAATTGTTCTATATCATTAGTATGTAGATTTTCTGTTTTTATGTCATAACCTAATAAATCAGACATTTCTTGTGTCCACTCAGATATACCACCATCATTTAATATTTCTTTAACATATTCGTCAATACTAATCATTGGTGAAGTTCCATCACCAACTTCATCATATAATAACTGCATAGCATTTACAAATTCTTCTAATGTTCCTATATATGTATTTATATATGCTTTTTGTTCTGCTGTTAGGAATTCATTAAATGTTTCTATGTTTAAATCTTGATATAATACTGGTTCACTAGAAAAATCATTTGATGGAAATCTCTCTGTAATTTCTTTTTCTTCTCCCAATAAATTATTTAATTTATCATTTAATTCATCCTGCTTTGCTTGTATTTCATCAACTGTATCAATACTTGCTTGTATATCTTGTTTAACCTTATCTGGATTATCTAAAACATCTTGTTTTAATTTATCTTTTTCAAGGTCTTCTACTACTCGAGTTAATGTATATCCATTTTGAGTTAATGACTTACACTCTCTTGTTAATGTCAATTTAGCAAATGGAAAAGAGTCTTCTAATTTTTCATTATGATAATGTTCTATTATACCATCATCTGTCATAGAAAACATATGCATATCTGTATCTTTTCCTAAACAGAACTTACCTTCATTAACTATAATTTTATCATAATCATTAACTGTTTTATTTTCTGTTATTACTTCCACATTAATATCCCCCTTATTTAAATTGAGATTGTCTGTAGAGACATTTTTATTTAAAGATAATATAAATTCAACAACCTCTTTGATTAATTCTTTAGATGTTATTTTTGTATCAGCATCCACTAAAGATATACCAAATTTAAAGTATAAATGTTGGTCTAACTTTAACATAACTTTACCATATACTCTACCTAAAGCCACATTTTTAAAATACATTTTTAATAAATCTTCATCTTTTAATAAATTTATTATTTGTGGTAATGTTTCAGAATGTATTGTATCGACAGGTACAACTGCTTCTAAAATATAATCATATTCAACATTTTTATTTTTATATGCATCATAAGGTTGTTCCACTTATATTACCTCCAATTAATAATCTAATCCTATTACATTACTAAATTGATATGTTATTTCTTCATAAGCACGCCATACAATCCAGTTTTTAGCTGTATCACAATTTAATAATATTTCTGTAGAATTGACTGTTCCTTTTATCATATCTAAAAATTCATCAGGTCCATAATTATCTATTAAATCATATAATTCATCTTCATATTGATTATAAAATGCAACTGTATCGCTATAATAAGTTAAACTAGACACCATACCTGTGACTAATCCGTGGTTCATAATGTCTTCACATCTAGCTTTAATCTTATCTATTTCTGTGTCACCATTATAACTCTCACTGTCATCTATTATGCTATCTACTACAGCTTCGTGTAACTTATCAATATTTTTAAAATCATTTATTGCTTCTTGTAGTTCATCAATATCATCATTTTGGATTTCTTCAAATTCTTCTTCAGTATCCTCATCAGCTTCTGTTAACTCAACATATTTATTTTCATCCACTTGGTATCCCTGTTCTTTAGCTGACATAATTTCACCACCAACCTCTTGTTGAACTTTTAAAGCATCTTGATATGTATCAAACATATATGGGTCACCACCATTAGCACTATTTTTCCATACAAATCTACCATTACCAGCTTTAAATAAATACTCCAATTTTCCGTGGTCCATCATAATATTGTATATATGCCTTACCTTCAAATGGCTCCATTTCTTTTGGTCCCCAATAATCATATCCTATATCTGACTCTTCTTTTTTGCTTTCAGTTAAATTTAATTTACCTTTAACAAATTCCACTCTATCATCAGGTATTAAATCTTGAGCCACTAAATCTGTTACTTTACTTTTTACTAATTTTATATATTTTTGTAATGTATTAATTATTTTATCCGCATTACCAGTAGTTTTTCTAAATGGCAATGATACACTTCCATATGCCATATATTTATTATCTGGTTTTGTTAATATTGATTTATCAAATGCATCCAATATTAATGTATCTGGTAATTCTGCATCATCTTTTATTTCTATACCATCCTCGTATCTATCTATATTTTGTAATACTTGAAACGATATATTAAATAAATCATTTTGTGCTATTCGATTTGGAAATTCTGATTGATTACCTGCTAGATAAAATGTTATAAAAAACGAATCTCTACCCAAACTACCTATACTAAACGCTACAGCACTGTTGGGAAATTCTACTTTATACATTTCAGTTACTTTATTTTTAAATTCTGAATATGTCATTATTCTTCACCTCTTATATATTATATAATAATTTTTAAAATTTGTAAATATTATAAACTTAAATCTGCACTTTTTAATTCATAATATCTATCTTTTAAATCCGGCAATATATTCATATTACGTAACTCTTTAAATACTAAATTGCCTACAGAAGCTTCGCCTTCTTCTGCTAAACCTAATTTACGCATCATATATAATTCATTTATATAATCTAAAATACCTTGTTCATCTGTACTTGCTATTAAATCAGTAGCTCTCTCTAACCATTGATTTAATGTATCTGTTATATCAGGTATTTCATAGGTTATTGGTTCTGGAAATACTACCCACTCATTTTTTAATATACTAAATCTACCATTAGTTGCATTACCGTCCATAACATCTTCTATATATAATTCTACAGGTATACCCTCAATACTTAAATCATAATTATCATTAAATGAGCCTTTTTTAGAATTATAAAATAATCTTAATATTTCTTTATCCACATAATTAACCTCGCTATTTACAATTACGTGTAAATCAATATCACTATTATCATTATAGTTATAACTAGCATTTGACCCGACAATTTCTACATCAACTATATTTAATGGTATGTCTATGAAACGTATAAACTCCTCATATATATCTACCAATTTATCATATACTTCAGGTTTCAACATATCATTTTCCCATAATTTAGGATTTAATTCATCGTGTACTTCTATAGCCTCTTGTAATTTTGACATATTATTATTCCTCCTCATTTTGATTTTGTTTTTTTCTATTTGATTTTTTAACAATCTCCGGTTTATTATATCTGAATGCTTTTATAACCCCACTAGAACTATATGATGCTATTGTAGCAAAATCTTCCTCAGATAAACTATTTTCTTCAAAATCTCTAATCTTTTTAGCTAATATAACAATATTCGCAACTGTAATACTATTATTTGATAAATTAATAACTCTAACCATTGTCATTTTTCTTACCTCCTAAATCATTTCTTTTAATTAATAACTCATTAACACTCTTCATCTCAAGTACATCCTTTTCAGTATTTTCTAAACCATATAAAAATGTCAATGTAGGTGAAATAGCAACTCTATCTTGCCAATTTGCTCTCCATAAATAAGCATCATCTGTATAAAATGTTAAATCCTGTCTAAAATATTGACCTCTATTTACTTGATTGGCTATATCACTATTATCTTCTATTCCACTGTTAAAATATATATTAAATTTATGTGCCATATTTAAACCGTGTCCTACATATACCATCAATGATGGTCTTAGATGATAATACCATAATATTTCTCTGATTATTGCATCATTTGTTACTCTATCTTCTGTCCAAACACTCAAACGATAATTGATTGTGATTGGAATTACTTGAGCTCTTATTTCTGTTGGTAAATTATCTGGTCCTCTTCTAACATATACCTCCTCACCCATAAATGTTTGGAATCCTTGTCTATCTAAATTTAATTGCCAGTCTAATCTTTCCAAACTTATAAATGGCATTATAACTTGGTCATCATTCATTTGACCTAATATACTAAACATTTGGTCAGCTGGACCTATTTGTACTGTTTTATTAACTTCACTACCATCAATTGCCGACTTATCAAAACGAGCTCTAAAATCCTCCACTATTGCTCTATCATAAGCATATACAGATACATCTTGTTCGTGTATTGGTTGTTCAACTTGATTTCTATTGATATTTTCTTTAGACATCCTCTACCTCCATCTCCATTTTATTTAGCTATAATTTTTGCACTTGACAAACCACATAATTGACTAAAATTATAGAATTGCCATAAAGCCATCAACTTATTATGATTAAAAACATTTTCTATTTTCGTAAAAATACCGGTGGCTTTATTATTTATATCTCCATAATTTAGAAACCTAACAAACCTATCAATCGATGTTGATGAATTAGGTATCATAACATTTGAGTCAATTTCTATTTTAAATAAATTATCTTTATATCGTACAACTCTAAAACTATCAGCGATTGCTTGTATTAAATCTTGTACTGATGTATTATACTTTTTAGAACCATACCAATTTATCCAATGTGCTTCTTCAATCATATATTTTAATCTTATACTGATTTTCTTACGATTAATTTTAGTATTTATAGTTTCTAATATTCTTTGTATAACAAACTCCCCAAAGCTATCCATTACAGACACATCTTGTTCATCTATATTAGTAAACTGATATTGTAATATTACCATAGGCTATCAACCACTGTATGGGCTTTGTTTATCATTTATTATAGAATATTTATTCTCCCAATCTTTATGCTGTTGTGGTGTATTATCTATTTTATGCTCACCTGTTATATAAGCATATGGTTGGTCTTTTGAAGTACGTTTACTTTCGTCTTGATTTAGTTTTTCTGTATTTACTAATGTATATTGGTTCTTTTGCTCATACTGGTCAAATACAGGTACTATCGCACAAGTATATGCGTCTGGAAATTCTAAATCACTTACTATTTTTGTAACCTTAAATACTCTTGGTCTAGGTGTACCATCTACACTTTCTATTATCATTCTAGCTCCAACAGATAGTTTAGGTGTATTATATGGTACATTTACAACTATTGGTTGTTGTGTATTTAATTCAGATGTCCAACCCAATGTATTTAAAGTGTCGACTGATGGATTTTCATCAAATAAAACATCTAATCTAATAGGCATAGATAATGTACTATTATCTTCACTATGTATTGTCATTTTCTTTTCAACTACATATTGATAACCTACAGATTGTCCTATAAGTTTTACCATTTCACTAAAATACTGTCTGAAAATCTTTGCATCTTGTCTATTAAGCAAGCCCATATAGTTTACTCCTTCCTTTCTATTCTATGTCAAGCAAGACCTTTGCTATACTGTAATCATTGTATAATCCAACTACTTTACCTATACTTCTGATGTCAAAAACTCTTGTATCATCATTAGCATATTTTATAGCTCTTGCTTTGCCTGCCACATTACTTGTAGTTAGTTTGTCACCTACACAAATAAGCCCTGTGACATTAACATCTACCATACCTCCATTTATAACTTCAACTGATTTGTCAGATATTGATTTACATATACCTAACACCAACATATCTTGATGTTTATAATGTTTGGTACAGCTTCTTGTTACTAGAGATGTTTCAGGAACTAATGAAACTAAATCTCCAACATTAAAAGGCTCTGTTTCATTATATTTATTATATGTTGCTATTTTAGCCATTAATTAATCACCTCTACTTTAAACATTTTATATACAACTTCTTAAATCATATAGATGTAATATAGTATCATCAAATATAGCCTCTATATTATTTAATTTATATATAGGACATTTAACGTAACTTGAATATCCAGAAAATTCAAACCCTAAATCTACAAGGTCATCTTCTGTTATTTGACCTAATGCTATATATTCTGGGTCAAATTCATTTACTAATTTCATTTTGATACCTGTAGCTGTTTCTATTTGAGTTGCTATACTATCTATATCATATTTAATTTCTGCCATATCTTTCACCTCATTAATATTTTACACTATATATGTATTTAAAAAAGCCCAGTACAATGCTAGGCTTTCTTCTAAATATACAAAATTAATTGCCTAATATATCATTTGCTAATCCTATAGCTGTGGTATATTCGCTTTGCGATATAGTACCCTCATATGTACCAGTTATTCCTAAGACCACTTCCCCAACTTTTATTTGAGCTGGCAATAAATTTATTGCATCTGTTATATCTGTATTTGCTAAATTTAATTCTCTAGTCGTATATTCATCATATTTCCAATAAAAGTCTATCATATCACTATTACATATATCTAATATAAATCCATCACTTGTTGGAGTTGTATCAATAACTTCAAATGCAGATAATGTTCCTACATCATTTAAATCACCTGTTACTAACTGACCATTTACATATGCAGTTTCACCACTAATAATATCACCAGCGGTCGCCGTTGCATCAGATGTAAATGTACCTGTAACACCTAATATATCTACACCAACCTTTATATTACCTGCTTGTATATCACTATCTATATCACTCGTAACTCCCTGTATTGTTCCTCCTGATGTATAACCTAAAGGGATTTGTTGAGCCGATGTACTTGGTGTGTAATTTAGTTGTCCATTATCAGGCATTGTTCCTGTTAAAACTTCTCCATTAAAATCAAATGCTTTCTTACCTATTAACATTTCACTAACTTGTACATCTTTATTGAAACTATTATAGTATATAGGATTACCCTCAACAAGTACACCTATTCTATGCGTTACATCTGGTATAGGTAAATATAATGTAATTTTTTCATATGCCTTCAGATTTATTCCAGATGGCAATGCATAATCCATACAGTTATCTCTTAACATATATCTTGACATATATGTTAATTGTTCTGCTGTTAATCCTGAATATAATAAATCAAAAGTATTTGTAGTATTATCAAATTTTACCAAACTTGCTGTACCTGTTGCAGGTGCTATTATAAAATAATCATCCGATAAATAGTAGATATATTTAGGTACAAATCCCACTAAATTTGTCATATCAAATTCAGCTAACTTTGTCGTAGTTATTTCTTCATTTTCTATTTGTAATATAACACCATTAGCAAAAATACATTTATCATATGGAGTAATTATACCATTAACAAAATCACCAATTAAGGAGTCATAATCAATCGTATTATTTTGTATCCAAGTATAACTATATCCATCATTACCTAAACCATAATATGTGTATTGATAAAAATTAGAACCTTGAACAGTAACTTCACCTGTTTGGTTATCCCAATTAGAGATATTGGTTAAATATCTATTGTATAATAAATAATCATACATTAAATTTTCTCTATTAAATTTATACAAATATCTTTCTGAAATAACAAATCCATAAGGTCTATATATCATTGCACCAAAAGTCAATCCACCTTGTGATGGTAAATTTATAATACTATCTACTTTAGTATGTGTATCATTACTATATGTAATTGTAGAAAGTATCGAGTCTTCTACAAACGTATAATCAGTTCTAGCTGTAACCACATAGATTTTATGATTTTCATTATCTATATCAGTTATTATACTTTGCCAATAGTATCCATCTGTCCAACTAGAGTCATTATTATGTAATTTATCTATATATACTAAACTATCATTTTCTATTTTAAACAAATAAGCACAATGTAGTGTTGTATTATTTACTAATGATATTATTATATAATTATCATAACAACTATTTATCGCTATCGCAGGATATGTGGCTATTTCAGATACAGTTATATTATTATTTGAAACAGATTGCATTAATTGAGGTGTTATTTCAGCTATACTTATTTCACCTGTTTTATATAAATAACTAACATCTGCTGTACCTCCACCATATATACCTGTTACACCTAAAATAGTTACATCACGTTTTATATCACCTGCATTTAATCCAATTGTAGTAGCTAAAGTGTTATATGGGATTGATATATTTATATTACTATTGTCATTTAGTACTAATCTATTAGTTGTAGAATAACTACTATTAATTAAACTATTTACTGTATCATCTATAACCGTTATAGCTTGTGAATTTAGTGAATTATATAAAGGCAATGTACCAACAACTCGTACATTATCATTATATGCTATTTTACCTATAATCATATCAGCAGGTGTTACAGTTGCATCTGATTCATCAGTACCTACTGGTATACTCATTATTTTGTTTGCATAAGACCTTAATGTATCATCATCAGATACTTCTACACCTTTATATCTAATAGCCTGTTTTATAAGTGTTTTAGTCATATCTGTATAATTTAATTTGGTCATCATTTTACTTGAATTTCCAGACATTATATATTACCTCTCTTTATAAAATCATCTATTAATATTTTACTAAATAAAATAAAGGAGCATTTCTGCTCCTATTATTCTCCAACTATTTCATCTGCTAAATCTGCTGCTTCTGATATAGAACCGCCAACCTCTTCTATTTCAGCTGTTACAGGATTATATGTGCCTGTTAATTTAACTCCATTTACATAGGCTGTTTTCCCCTCTAATATATCATCTGCTGTTGCATTTGCATCTGATGTATTTGTTAGTGTGCCAATCAATGTAGCAAAATCTCTAAATGTAGCATTGGCTGGTACAGTCACACCTTTATCTATTAATGCTTGCTTAATTGCATTTTTAGTAGCAATTAGATAATTTAATTTATCTGCTGTTGTATTAGCCATATGCTACACCACCTCTCCATTTATACTATCTAATATTGTATTTATATCTCCAATTTTTGTATCAACATAATCTATTGTCGCTCCAGTTATATTTATCCATACTACTGTATTATTTTCCATTTTAGCTTTAAATAAAGTATCTGTAGATGTTTCATAATATAATTTTGAAATTACAGGTGTAGATATATTAGTTTTATCTGCCACTATTACAATATCAGATACTTTATTTCTATTATTACCAACATCTAAATATACTTCAGCTGTATCTTTTGTATATATTAATTGTCCATCTACTTTTGGTACACTAGCTAAATTGCTTGAATTACATCTACTAAATTTAACTTTCATTTTTATTTCTCCTCTCTCTTATTTGTTGAGCTTCTCTTATCCATATTTCTCTATCTCTGGCTAAACAGGCAGAAAGTTGTGTATAATAAAGATTAGCATACGCCTCCTCAATTGATATACCTCTTTATCTTGAATTTATAAATGTCATATCTTCAAATCCAACTACTTCCCCAAATGTAATTATAGTATCACCAGTTTCTGCATCAGTATCAAGTATCATATCAAAATAATTATTATCAGGGTCTTCATCTAATGTTACATCCATAGAAGTATCTGATGTAGCATAACCAGAACAATTCCAACTAAGCATATCTTGTATAATTTTTAATTTAATTGGTTTATCCTGCTCATATGAAGGTTCTATTACATTATGTTTTATCAAATCAGATAAATCTTGGTCTTCAATTGTTTTATCAACTATTGGTAATGGAAATTGTATTTCAACTCTAACTTCAACAGGATTTCCATTAATTATTTGTTCTTTAACTTTTTCATAATATTTCATTACTTCATCATTACTAGCTGTTAAAGTTAATTCTTCATCCGGCTTTAAAGTTATGGGCATATTTACCATATATAGTCTTAGTGTTACATTTTCATTAGTTGTATTCTTTATTACTATATTCATATTAAATCCTCCTAATTTTATTTATTTGGGCTCTATATTTCAAGAGCCCTGTGTTTAATTATTATTGCCATATAAAATTCCATCTAATATCTCATTTACTTCTTCCTCAGTACCACCTAAACCTTCATATGGTTCCTCATCACTATCTACACTATTTAATATGTTCATTACATCATTATAATATACTTCTTTTTCTTGCATTATTACAGTTACATATTCATTTTCATTTGTTACATTTAAGGTTATAGTAGAAACTTGAGTATATACACCATCATTATCTATAACATTTACATAATAGCTTCTGCCTGTTGGTATGTTAGAAAATTCTGCTCTATCAGTATCAGATATATCTCCTGTATATTTAATAGATGAATCATTCACGTCTTCTAGTTCAAATGTACAATTATTTGCTATATATACAGGGTCACCATTAGTGTCTTCCAAATTTACAAATACTGTTGCACTTTGTGGTCCTACAGTTACCCATTCAAATGTAAAATTATTCTCTACATATGATAAATCCACATCATCAGGTAATACACTAGTTGTATAATAACTACCAAAATCATTCGTAAATACACTAGCCTCATAACTATTTGGTATATATGTGAAGTTAAGTGTATCTGTTTGTGAATTATTACGTACTACAAATAAGGTTTCACTAGTTACACCATTCATATCCTTTTGTATCTCTACTACAGGTACATTGCTATCACTAGATGTTGGATTATCTAAAGTGAAAGTATTTATTACTTCCCAATCAGGCTGTGGAGCATCTATCCATTGAAATAATATATATGTTTTTAAATTCTCTGCTGTTTGTACATCATATGCATCTAATCCCGTTATTACTATTTCTGTAGAAGTATATTCACCTAAATCCATTGGTAAATCATCTGATAATATAGCATATTGTGGATTTATAGATATATTTACCATATCTGATGATGTATTACTTACATCTAATTTTGTATAATTACTATCATATTCATCAGTATATGTAGTAACCTCAGCTATACGCTCTTGTTCATCTTCTATATTAAATTGTGTGACAAATACCCAACTATGTCCTGCAATATAAGACATACTAATTAGTTCATTAAGTTTTTGCTCGTCATCATAATAATCAGCTTCTTGGTTTGCAATTACTGAAACTATTTCGCAATGACCATTTGAAGGAATTTCAAGAGTACCATAGTTTGTTATATCTACATTTAATGTATCTACTTCTGAAGGATTTTCAAAGCTAAGCCCAATTTCATTTGGATTACTAGAATTTAGATTTCTATATGTTTTTGTTAAAGGATTTTGTCCGTCACTTGATATTACATCTGACATTGTAATGTCATATATTCCTTCCCAATTAGGTTCTGGTGTATCTTCTCCGTGTTCTTCTGGTATTCCAATTAATTGTAAATTACCATTAGTACAATCTAACATAAAGCTTTCATATGGTGTAGGTTGTGTACTATCTGCTGTAAAACTCTTCATTACTCTTGCCATTAACATTACACCATCGTCTCTTCTAAATGTCACATAATTTTGAGATGTATATATACCAACAACATCATAATACCAAGTTTGATTATACTCTCTAATCTGATTATTTAAATCATTTCGTACATTATAAAGTTGATTTTGTAAGTCGTCTAATATTGTTTGTAAATCTTGTTGGTCAGATAATGTTCCTTTTATTGTTCCCCATACTGCTTGTGCGTGTTTTTTAAATGTCACTACTGTACAAGTATTGTTTTCAGTATCTATTGATTTAACTCTACCCCAAGTTCCTTCTGGGTCTGAAATTATATCTTGAATTTCTACAACTTGTTTATCAGTTGCTGTAAGATTATTCATATCTAATACTGTTTCACTTGCTATTGTTGTATTTATAATATCTGTTGTTACAAAATAATTTACATCTGTATCTAAGTTTGTTGCTAAGTCAATTGTTCCATCAGATTGTCTTGTTGCTATAACTGTGTTATCACTCGAGATTATTTTTATATTAGATACACTTGAACTTCCATCTTGAGGACTTACTAATGTTTGTTTTAAATTGATTAATTCATTATTAGCTATTGTATCACTTTCTAGTTTTCCAACCACTTTATCTTCTGTATCAGATGCAAATGTTCTATCTGCTTTTGTAGTTATAGCCACTGCATTTGTAGTTATTCTTGCCGATAAAGCATTATCTGCACTTTCTCTAGCTCCTGCCTCAGTTTCTAAATCATTTTGTAAAGTAGCTATAGCATCTTCATCAGTATCAAGTCTTGTTTCGTGTGTTGCTATTTGAGATGTATGTGTTGCTAATGTTCTATCGTGATTTACATCGTGTTCAAATAATGATGCTATTGATGCATCGTGAGCATCTAATCTATCTTCAGCATTTGTAAGTCTTTCATTTTGTTGAGTATTAATTGTATCTATATCTGTACTATCTACAACTAAATGGTCTTCATCTTCCATATTTACTTTAATTAGACCATTTGTACCGAAGTGTATATAATCATATATTTCTTCCTTAGTTCTTGTATTTTTACTTGTTATTTTTATTGTTGGTTGTCTATCGTGTGCTGATACTTGCATAGCTGTTACAATATTTGTTGATATATCTTTATCTATCTTTGTAGCTAATCCATCAGCTAAATCTTGTTCTATATCATCTTTTGTAGTATCTATTTTATTATCTAAAGTATCTTCAACTGTATTAATTGTATTATTTAGTGTCGCAACTTCAGATGTTACTCGTTCATTTAATGTAGCAACTTCTGTATCTATTCTACCATTAATTAAAGATGAAGTTGTACTTATTGATGTTTCTAAACTAGTATCTCTTTGTTTACTTTCATTCTCAACCCTTGTTACTTCAGCATTAGTATCATCTATTTCATCTTGTAATGCTTGTTCAGTTGCATCAATAGTATCATTTAATGTTTCTACTTCTGTATCTATTCTATCATTTATAGTAGCAACCTCAGTAGTTATTCTACCATTAAGTGTTTCAACTTCAGCGTCTACTCTATCATCTAATTCTTTTTCAGATACAACATCTATTTCTCTTTCTTCCTCAACACTAGAACCATCTTCTAATGACACCTTATCCTCTGTTAGAGTAATGTGTCCAGTATCAGAGTTGTAATTAAATTGTATATCTCTTACAATTTTAACTCCTTCACCTGCAACATTTTTATCAACTTTTTGGTCTAGCTTTTCTTTAATTGTTTCAGTATCTTGAGCATTATCATCATAATTAATATCATTTGCATCTAATTGAATGTTTTTACTTAATTGGTCTGTAGCTCTTACACCATTTACACTATCAACAGTTCTTAAATCATCTATTGGTATTACTGTTTGACCACCTTGTTGTGTTGTACCGTATACTACTCTTTGTTCTGTAGATTTTGTAACTTTTGTATCATTTCTTCTCTTTATTTCATCTAAAGCACCTTGTACTGTTGTTGCATCTAATTCAGATGCTAAATTATCGTAAAATACATCTTCAGCGTGTTTAGATGCTAATATAACCCAATGATTTGGATTAAAATCTCTTTCTGCTTCAAATTCTTCCAAAGCCCTATATAATCTATTTTGATAGAAGCATAAATGGTCTTTGTAATATTTACGACCTACTTCATAATCAGAAATAGTACATATTGCTCTTAGGTTTAATATTCTCACACCTTCTTGTGTTGTTGACCAATATCCTTGTATTGAATTATCTGTAGACCTTATCAAAATAACATCTGATTCTGATACTGCTGTATCTATATTTTTTGTTATTTTTGTTAATCTAGCTATAGCTCCATTCTCACCTAATATTTCAATAGATGATACTGTAGAATAATCTACATCTTCAAATACTGCTATAGACATTTTTTTATCAAGTGCTTGTTGTAATGCTTCATTATCTGAAACTTCGCCACTTAAATTTTCATATGTTACCAAATATACTAGTCCAAATTCTTCATATGGTAAATCATTCCACTCTGTTTCACCGTCGCCTCTTTTGACTCTATGTGTATCATCTTCAACTGCATATTCACCATAAGTCAATATAGGGTTATTAACAGCCCACTGGGTACTAGTATCGTGTCGCATAATTATTGTATATAATTGTTTATCATCCACTTTACATTTCCTCCTTATTCAATATCTAACAAGACTTTTGCTTGTTCTTTATTTATAAATTTTATAACTTTACCTATTGAACGTAAAATAAAATAATCATTATCAATATAGTCTATTGCTTTTGCCCTACCTGCGTGTTCACTTATTGTTAATCTATCTCCAAGTTGTACATATCCACATATATTTACTGGAACCTCACCACCATATGCTATCTGTACTAACTCTCTCATACTCTGCTCTGCTGTACCCCCGTCTATTAAAATAAATTCCGGTTTATCTTCAGACGTACCACAATCTATTTCTTCAACACCATCAGTACTAGCTTTTCCTCCATCTATAATTATTGGTATTTTAGAATAATTATCTGAGAATGTTACTACTCCTATTATCATTCTAGCATTTACTACTAATTCACCGAGGGTTATTCGCAACTGCTCTTGTAACTGTATTTGTAGCAGGGTCTAGCATTACTATATCGCCAACTTCTATGATTTCATCCACGTCTAATTTATGATATACTGCTAGATTTTTACATACATCATTTTTAATCATATTATTTTCAACCCCCTTATTAATACTCATTCCAAGAAACCATATCATCTATATCTTCTTTAGAATAGCTATAATCTTTTTGTATTCCTAACATTTCCCACTTATAATTACCGGTATCTATATCTTTTATATATATCCATTCTTGATAACCATCATCTGGGTCCCTACTAACTTTAACTAAATAGGCTCTATCTTTTATTATATTTGTAGTTGGTAGTTTATCTACTATAAGTGGTTTGGTATCTGTCCCTGAGCCTGAACCAGCACTATCCATACTTTCGTGAACATTCTCAACTCTTTGCTGTGCTTCACTTTCAGTACCATATTCCTCGGTTAATTTGACACCATTAATCATATAAAAAATGACTATGTTCTTATCGTGTTTGCCTACAAAGCAATCTTGTAACCAAAACAAATTCAACATAGCCCCAGATTTTAACTGTATAAACATACTTGTATTTCACCTCCATCTAACATCTCTGTAACCCAGAGCCCTTGAATTAGATTTTGTTTCCGCTTCTACTAACTCTATTAAATTTTAATTACCTCTACAGCTATAAGAGAATCTATAATATTTATAGGCTGTACGAGCATCTAATTTTCTAATGGATACACTGTCACTTACAAGAAACCTAACAGTATACTCATCTATCACACTACCTGAATATAAACACCAATGATGACGGCTGATTAAATATAAAGGAAATCCTAATCCAAATTTATCCCAATAATAACCTTCAACTAAATCTAATAATTCTTGAGCTGTCTTAACATTTTTTAATTCAGTATTTGCCTTATCAATAGCTATTTTAATATTATCTTCACTTAGTCCCTCTGTATATAGAAGATTAATTGTAGCTTCTTGTAAATTCATCATATCATTATCTCCCCATTTTCTTAAAATAAATCATTACTAGTTCCGAGGTATAACTGACCTATAATAATCTGCTTCTCCATTATTTGGTAATAAACTCTTCTCAATTTCCCTTATCGCTTGTTCAACCCTTACCTGCTCCGTTGTAAGAGCATCCAAGAATTCATCAAAAGCATCATAGAAGTCATCACTCTGTAATTCACGTACTGCAACTTCATTTTTTGATGTTGAAAAATTAATTAAATTTTCCAAGTAATCATCATATTTTCTTAACGCTGATAAATCAGCTGGTCTAGGTACATCTTTTCTACCCTTTTTATCTGTAAAAGTATTATAATTTATTGTATCTGAATTATAACCCTTTTCTTGTAATGCCTTTATTGTAGCTTCCTGTAAATTCACTTATCTCACCTCTATTCATATTTATATTCATTGACTTCAACATTCCATTGATAATACTCATCATACGCACCTATAAATTCATCCTTTACAAATTCCTCATATTGTGATTTTGAGATACTATCTAAATCTTTTTGAGCTTCTGATTTTGTATCATAATATTTAATGCCTTTTTTAATAGTTCCATTTTCTATTATTAAATCAGAGCCTCTATGGTCTACATCCCCTCTATCCGAAACGTCTACATTTATAAATATATAAAATTTGCCATTGTTACTAATTTTTCCTATTTCATAATCTATAATCTTTTTATATCCTGCTAGCCATATAGGTATATATTTACTATCTATGTCCTTATAGTCTGCTCTCTTAGTTACCTCTTCATCAATATTATCCTTCAATAATTGTAATTGTTTAATCTTATCTTCGTCAGACAATTTATCAATATTTAATTCTCTTATATCTGCCCAACAAGCATCTCCACCAAACCAACCAGCTTCGTGGTCATTATGGATTTCCCAATTACGTCTACTAACTAAATATTTTTCTTCAGTTAATTTACCTTGTAAAGCTAACATTGTTGCTTCTGTTAAATTCATAATCTCATCCCCGCTTACTTTAATATATTTTAAAATTCATTAAACACCTATAAATCCATCTTTATGTATTTCATAATTTACTACCTCTCCACCAATTTCACCTTTTACTATTATTACATCAGCAACTCTATCTATAGAATATATTATTTCTAATTCATCCATTAAGTAGTCTAAAGCCTCTTCTTGAGTTAATGGCTTATCTGGTTCTGGTGCTGGTCGCTTATAATAACCCATAATATTTATATAAAGTTTTCTATTTGGGTATCTTTTATCTGGAAATACAAATTTACAAGAACGACTACAATTATCATCATTTTTAGGTTCTATTATTTCTGTATGTTCGTTATTATCAAAATTCATTAATAAATCAACTATATTAGGTTTAAATGCTTCTGATAAATATTGTCTTAACTCTTGTTTGCTTTTAAAAGAATGCCTACCATCTAGGCTAGACATATTTACATCCATATTAACCCATATTATATCGTAATTTATTTCATTATCTAAATCTTCTTGTAAAGCTCTTACCGTAGCTTCTAATAAATTCATTTTAATATCCTCCAATTTATACATAGTTATTTTGTATATCTTCTACTTTTTAATTAAGATTTACTTATGTTTTATTTGTTTGCATTAATAGTATTTACAAGCTGTAATACATCATCTTTAGATAGCCCACTAGCATTAATAAGTTTATTCAAAGCATCATCATAAGCTTTTTGTTTTTCTTTCATTTCTGCATCTCTAGTTTTCATATGTTCAACACTATCCTCAATACATTTTTTAACAAAACTCCAGTATTTTGCTGGATTTAATGTATCTGCATAATCATTACATATATTCAAATCATAATCAGTACCCATATCATCTTCATTTTCAAATACTGCAAAATCCATCTCTAGTGTACCCTCATTATCATCAACTGTTGTTTCTGGTCTTAACTCTATAAAATAATCTTTATACTTAAATATATCACTGTCATCACCACCTAATTGTATAATATCTGATGGATGGTTTTTTCTTAAATTTTTTAGAGCTTCTTCACTTTCTGGGTCATTTTCTACATATCTACCGTTTCTATAACCTTCATTTTTTAATTTTCCTGTCAATGCTAACACTGTAGCTTCTACTAATTTTTCATTTTTCATTTTTAATTCCTCCTATTTTAATAAATCATCTTGTAATTTTTCATATCTATCTTGTGCATCTTGTTCTGTTTCAAAATGTTCTCTTATACCATCTAAACTTCCTTTTGCAGGTTTATATACTACATCAGTACCTTCAACCTCAATTATACCTATGTGTGTTAAATTTATAGTTCTTTTATCATTTAGTTCTAAAAACATCATAGTATATTACCTCCTTATAATATCTATTAATATTTTACTACAATACAAAATAAAAAAGAGATAGCTTAAATACTATCTCTTATTTTTATCTTATATTGTTAAATAA